TCTTGGACACTAGATAAATCCATAGCAGAATTTTTTGCTAATCGACTCGGCAAAAAGGGAATTGTCTTGGAAAAAAAGATTTCCAAATCAAACATCATTGCGGTTTTTACAGGTCGCGGTGAGTCCGAGGTTATATGTGAGGTGAAGCAATGAAGTGTTACATGTGCGGTGGTCAGTACAGAATCACCATCATCAAGGGCAAGCCTTATTGCCACAGGTGCGAAGCAGATTTTGCACTTGAGGAATATGGATTAGTTCGAACAATCAAAAGGGAGGCATCATGATAGAGAATCGATTAGCCAAAAAGGGAATCCGTCTAAGCGCCAAAGGTCGTCGCTGGGCAGATAATTTCGAAGGCGCTGTAATAGCGCTGGCAATTGTGGTTGTATTTGGCATTGTGGGGTCAATAGAGACAGGGCGGTGGTTCGGGTGATACTTCTATCTTGGATGAAGGATAAATCGCTCCTACGGGTCTCTAAAGCCTCCCTCGCCCGCATCCGCGCCCGCGAGCGCGAGCGCCTACTATCCGAGGAAGCCGACAAACGACATGCTCGAAAGAAGTTGAATAACCAACCCAAGTAGTGTATACTGGTTATACAAGGTCGAGAGAGGACTGAAAATGACTAAGAAAGTAATTATCAAGGCGACAAACATCGCGCCTTACGGCAAGGGTTGGCAGATTAACGCGTTCGTAGAAGGCGTTGAAACTGAATCAACTTGGTATGGCGTTGGTAAGGAATATGCGATTGCTCAAGCGAAAGCAACAATCGAAAAATATGGCAAATTAAATAACGAGCCATACAAGGCTGAGGATGCAATCTTCAGCGAGGCTAAGAGACAAAAAGTGTTGGCTCAATTCGAAAAGGTGGGTGCATAAATGACTAGAACTGATTATCTAAACGAAGGCGGTTCATTAGTTGTTCAGCCTGAAACAAAGAAGGCTCTAACAAAGACTCAATGCAAGAAAATTTATGCCGAGGCATACGAGGCTGGTCTTTTGGCTGGCAAAGATGCTGACACTCCAAAGTTTGTAGTTGGAGATGCAATCGGTCTTAGCGATAAGATTGATTATTCCAAGAAAACTTACATCCTTGACGGTCTTTGCGGATTTGCTTGGGTAACAATTTCTCCAGCGCGAGGTGCGTTTGTGAATTGGCTCAAGACTCAGGGAATCGGTAGTAAGGGTTATTACGGTGGTTACGAGATTTGGGTTCGAGAGTTCGGACAAAGCGTAGACCGTAAGAGCGCGTTTGCTGGAGCGTTTGCTCAGGTGCTTAGAAAGCACGGAATCAGCGCTTACACAGGCAGTCGCCTCGACTAAAACTAAATAGAGATTTGATGGTCAGGCGCAGGTAAGAGTGCTAAAGGCTCGGAGGGTTGCGCGGATACAAACCCCCGATACTAATAGTCACACCGCCATCAAAGATTCACCCACCAGTTTCTTTTTGGGCTACTGGTGGGTGAATTATTATGCAATGGGGTACCATTCCTATCGGGTACCCAAAGTTCGGTGGCGTTGATGCTTTGTTGCGCGTCCGTCCTCTCTCTAGCGTGACTTATCTGCTCCGCCACCGAACGCCCAACTCCAGTTGAAAATATCCTTGACAATCATTCATCTTCATCTGATACCTTTAATGCAGGTTCGCAAACACCTACTCGCCAAAGTGAGGTCAGTCCAATACTGACGACATAGAAGCGCTACAACCAGTAGCGAATAAATGTTCACCCCTAACCATGGAGGATTATGCGATTCTATGAAAAAGTTATTTCGAAACCTATTCCAGTTGCAATTCTCGTATTGGGATTCATTCTTGTAAATCCTTTCCACATTCCGCCTGACCCAGTTGCTCAAGCGGTTGAAGTGGAAGCGCCCGTATTAGTCGAGCGCACACCTGAAGCATCAAAGGTTTACACCAAAACTCAATTGTCTAAATTCGGTTGGAACACTCCTACTCAATGGGAATGTTTGCTCTCGCTGTGGACAAAGGAATCAAATTGGCGCCCCGATGCTTACAACAAAACACCCGTGCGTCAGAATGGCGAAAAACTCCATGCTGGAGGGATTCCTCAGATTCTTGGACTTGACCCTGACACTACAGTTGAACGACAAATTGAACGAGGTCTTGTTTATCTCGAATCTCGTTACGGCTCACCCTGTACGGCGTGGCGCTTTTGGAGTTCAAACTTTTGGTACTAACCTCGCCACATGAGCGAGGAAAATAAGAAACCTTCATTGATTGACGATGCGCTCGCCGAAATCGGGCGCATCGCCTTTCTTGACCCCTCAATCTGTACGGGATGGGTTTTGGTATCAGAATGGATGGGCGAAGGAGAAAAAGAGTATTGGACACTCACACTCGCCGATGATGATAACCCTGACTGGAGACATAAAGGATTAGTTCATCACGCTTTAGCAACATGGGAGGCGAACGATGACATCGGATTCAAAGATGACCCAAAAGATTGAGCAAGAACGGATAGCCCTTCTCAAAGAATTGCTTGAAGAACGCTTTGGAATTTCAACACGCGAGAGCGCTGAATCCACCGAATCTAATAAGTAATCTGTCACAATTACAACATGGGTTTAAGTTCTTTTGTTGATGAGGCTCCGTGCCGTAACTCTGACCCATGGCTTTTTGACCAACATCAAATTGATTTAGCAATGCCCGCTTTACAAATTTGCAAAGGCTGTCCTTTTTGGCAAAACTGTAACGATTTAGTTGAGCCTAAGAGTAATTCTTTTGATGGAGTTTGTGCTGGCAAGGTATGGCGGAATGGTCGAGTTTTGGCTAAGTTAGATTCTGCTTTCCCAAACCGTTTGATAGTTGGAGAGGAATTAGATGATGAAACCATGGCAGTTCGAGGGAGCGAGTTGCACGGGGGTGGAGACGGATTTCTACTTCCCCGAGAAGAACAAAATCAGCCATGAGAATATATTGGCAAAAAAAATTTGTGGCACTTGTATATGGAAAACAGAATGTCTTACCTATGCGCTACATTTCAAAGTAATGGGTATTTGGGGTGGAACAACCTTAAAACAAAGAGATGGAATAAGAAAAAAACTAAACATAATAGCCAAACCAATGACGAACGAGAGGCACAAAAGATGAGCGCACCAATCACAATCACAGGAAATCTAGTTGCTGACCCTGAATTAAAATTCACACAGAACGCAAAAGCGTTAGCAACATTCACAGTAGTTTCATCAAAGTCATCCAAGAAGCCTGACGGAACTTGGGAAAATACCGATACAACTTTTTGGGACATCAAGGCATGGGGCAAGACCGCCGAGAATGTTGCAGATGCACTTCGTAAGGGAGTTGCCGTTATCGTCTCAGGGACAGCAGTTCAAGAATCTTGGGAAGATAAAAACACAGGGGCAAAGCGTTCAAAGATTACGGTCACAGCATGGAGCGTAGGAGCAGACCTCAAGCGCCATACCTATCATGTGCCAGTAAGCGAGCGCTCAGATTCATCATTTAATCCACCAAGCGCAGTATCAGAGTTCGACCCGTGGAGTGTGCCTCTTTCAGATGTCGCACCTTTCTAACCCATGTTGTATGATAGGGGTTGAAAATACTCTGAAGGGGGTAGGAAATGGCTTGGACTGATTACTTCGTATCCAACATCGTTGGGTCAAAAGTAGTTGTATCTGCACTAGGTAAACCCTATGTTTCTCATGAGATTGCTCTACGCGAGTATGTTGAAATTGAAATGACTGAGCAACCTTATGAACTTCCGTTCAAAATTGTTTTCCGTTCATTCGACGCAGTTGGCGGAGAGTTAGAAAACAGGATTTACGGTGTTGCGGGTACAAAAGAAATGGCTCGTAAACTTGCCATCGAAGTTACTAACTTGCGTTTGAATTCTCGCGAGTTTGTCTTTGACGGAGAATAAAGGCTAAATTCGCGTAGCGCTATAATCGCTAGGTGTATAACGACTTTATCCCTGATGATGGCGTTATTTCCGTTCTAAGCAGTTTTGCTATTCAGTCCCATGAGTTATTCATGGAATTGAAAAACGCAGGATTTGACGAAGAGCAAGCACTTAAAATTGTCGTCGGATTAGCGCACAAAGAGTAGGCGAGAGGCAACACATGGCAGAAAGACCTGACCTACAGGAGTTTGGCTCAACTGGATTACGCCGTTCGGGTGGAACAGTTTATGAAGAATTTCTCGTCAATCTTAGAGGTATACGCGGTGCAAAGATATACCGCGAGATGGCAGACAACGACCCAACAATCGGGTCAATGATTTATGCAATTGAAAAAGTTGTTACTCGTCTTGAATGGCGCGTAGACCCGTACAGCGATGATTCATCAGATGGCGATGCAAACCCTAAAGATAAAGAAAACGCAGCATTTATTGACTCTTGTATTCATGACATGTCCGATTCATGGGATGCAACACTTTCACAAATTCTTTCAATGCTTGTCTTTGGATTTTCTTATCACGAAATTGTTTACAAAGTCCGCAAGGGCGATAGCAATGACCCAAAGAAGCGCTCCAAGCACAACGACGGAAAAATTGGATGGCGCAAATTACCTATTCGCGCTCAAGAGACTTTATTCCGTTGGGAAATTGATATAGATGGCGGAATTCAAGCCATGGTGCAAGTAGACCCATCTTCAGGTGGAGTTCATACAATTCCGATTGATAAGGCTTTGCTTTTCCGTACAGTAACAACAAAGAACAATCCTGAAGGTCGCTCTATTCTTCGTAATGCTTATCGCCCTTGGTTTTTCAAGCGTCGTATTGAAGAGATTGAAGCAATCGGTATTGAGCGCGACTTAGCAGGTTTGCCAGTTGCCTACCTACCACCCGAATATCTCTCTGCATCTGCAAGCGCAGAACAAGCGGCGGTATTGGCATCAATCCAAAACATTGTTACCTCTATCAAGCGTAATGAGCAAGAAGGCATTGTTATGCCAGCGATGTATGACGATGCTGGACATAAAATGTTTGACTTGCAGTTGCTCTCATCAGGTGGTTCTCGTCAGTTCGATACAGACAAGATTATCAATCGCTATGACCAGCGCATGTCAATGTCAATCCTTTCAGATTTTATTCTTTTAGGTTCAGACAGAGTTGGCTCTTACGCCCTTGGCTCATCCAAGATGGATTTATGGTCAATGGCAGTTGATTCAATTGCTAAAAACATTGCAGAAGTAATGAATCAGTACGCCATTCCTCGCTTGATGAAATTAAACGGAATGGACATCTCTCGCGCTCCGTACTTAACATACGGTGAAGTAAGCCATGTTGATTTGACTGAGATTTCAGACTTTGTAACTAAATTGGCTCAGGCTGGGGTTCTCATGCCTGACCCTAAGTTGGAAGATTATCTTCGTGAGTTGGCAGGTCTACCTCCAGCAGAACACGATGGAGCAAACTTCGGTATGCCTCCTATGCCTGAAGGGGCAGATACGGCTGGATTCGACGCACCTCCATCATTGGAAGAAGAGTTAGAGATTCCTGAAGGAGCAGAACCGCTAGACGGCGATGTGGATTAACAATGCCTTTAATCTTTGGCAGAGACGGAAGCCGTCGTAATCCATTAACAGCAGAGGAACAGGCGTTAGCCCGCGTTCTCTACGATGCTATTCGTAAATCAACTAACACAATCAAGGTTGAAGAGTTGGCGCGTATTATCCAACGCCTTGACCCTGATTCTTTGAATCGCCTCCTCAATGCAATTTCTGTCGCTGGAAACAGAAAACAAATTGAAGATGCCTTGATGACATCTATTGACATAGGCGGACAACAGGCAGTTCAACAGATTCAATCCATTGCGCCTAAATTAGCCCTACCTTCATTTATCCCTAAGCCTGTAAAGATTACAAACAAGGCTCCTATGGCTAACATGGATTTTACAAAGATTCCTGATTGGGCAAGCCCAACGCCACCGCCAGTTACCTTCTCAATGTCATTTAATAAAACTAATCCTAATTCTTTAGCCTTTGCATCTAAAAGAGCAGGGCAGTTGATTACAAACATTGATGAATTAACCCGCACAGCAATTCGCAAGATTATTATTGATTCATTTAACGAACAGATTGATTATCGCGCTACCGCTCGTCGCATTAAAAACATTATTGGATTACACCCAAAGTGGGCAGAGGCAGTAACAAAGTTTGAAAAGCGTGAGTTAGAGCGTTTGATTAAAAGCGGAATGAAAGAAGCAAAAGCCCGTCAAACATCTGCTGCTTCTGCATCTAAATATGCTGACCGCCTACGCGGTGCAAGAGCCACAATGATTGCTCGTACCGAGATTCAGATTGCACAAAACGCGGGTCGCTATGAGGGATGGAAGCAAGCCGATGAAGCAGGTTTCATAGACCCGAGTTCAATGAAGATGTGGGTAACAGCCAAAGATGAGCGCACCTGCCCTATCTGCGCCCCGCTTGATGGTGAGTTGGTACCTTGGAATGGCGTGTTCTCTATCGGACTTGAGTTGCCTACTGTTCACCCTCATTGTCGTTGCCAAATGGTGATAGTTCCACCTGACAGGGGAACAAAATGAGTACAAAAGTAATTAGATTCGCCCCTGGGCTTCGTCCAGTAATTAAACACCAAGAACATGACCAGTCCAGCCACGGAAATTGGGCTAATAGTTCAGAGCGCTCCGCAAAAGAAATTGAAGTTCAGCAGCGAATTACACAAATTAAAAATGAATCCTACCCCGTAGACGAGGATGGAATGTCATCCAATCGCATCACAGCCATTTATGAAACTAAAGATGGCACAAAAATAAAACTTCTTCACGACAACGAAAAAACATCAGATGGGGACATCTCGATGACTACAAAGGCTTATCTTTTTGTTGATGGAGGAGTCAAAGAAATTGCTGACCTTGAATCTAGTCGGGCTAATAATGTTGTACCCGAAGCGGGAGCAATAATAGACAGAATTCAAGTGCAACCTGAATACAAACGCCAAGGTATTGCTACTGCAATGTTAAATTTTGCTCGTTCTTATTCTCAAGACGGTATCAAAATCGAACACTCTTTTTCTTTGACAGATGACGCTAAAGGGTGGTCAGGGGTAGTCAAGCATCAAGAGCATGACCAAAAGACTCACGGTAACTGGGCTACGGGTATTTCATCAGAATTAGAAACTTGGAATCCAAAAGACCCTGTACCAGCAAGCCCTCGCAATGCAACTGGAACCACCGATAAATTTTGGGAAAACTGGGAACATGGTGTTGATGGCGACCAGTTTGTAGATTTATACCGTCAGTACGCGGGCGAGATGCTTGGTTTGCCAGTTCCTAAAAGTAGTAAAGATGTTGGTGGCTCTGAAAATTATTTGACGCAGCGTGGGTTTGGTGCATCTTCAACTAGCGCAGTAAGAAATCAAACCGAGGCAGTTCTAACAGCAATTGCTAATGGTCGTCCGCAACCAACTTTGTATAGAGGTATGGCAGGAAGTGATGCAGAGTCAAAAGCATTGCTTGAGCAGTTCACTAATCTCAAAGAGGGCGACACAATTGATATGCCGTTGGTCTCAACTACTCGCTCTTTAGGCGTCGCTCAATGGTATGCAGCAGACAGGGCATATACGCCAAGTGATACGAAAGTAATTCTAAAAATTCAAGAGGGTGCAAAAGGTGTGTCAGTCAAGCGTGAGAAAAGTTTTTACCCATCAGATTTTGAAACTATTACTAGCGGTAAATTTCAAGTAGTAGGCATTTCAACAGTAACTACTCCTTACTGGGCTAGAGGTGCCGTGAGCGCAAGAACTTTCAACCTAAGTAGACCTGGTGAAGATAGAGTAACGGGATATAGAATCCAAGACCCAAAGAACCTAAGTTGGGACAGAATAGAGAGTGATGACCCAGCGGCTAAGGTGCGCTATGAAATTATTAAAGATGGAGCCACTACTGGAAACTTTTCTAAAATTGAGACTTCTACGGTAAAGTATACAAATGACCGTCAGACAAGACCAATTAAAGATGGTCAAGACATCACAGTTAATTCTTGGACTCGCAAAGAGCCTACAAC